TTTCATTGCCGGCAAGCAGCTGTTCTGTTTTGTCGATGTTGTTTTCGTAAATATGCACGTTCCCCAGATTCAGGGTGATGGATTTTAGCGGCAACTCAATCTGTCTTGATATTAGATACAAATGATAAATATCTGCCGGCAGTCCTAAATTCGCATCGCTGCTTCGCTGATAGGCGGTCATGACCAGTTCTCCTTGCTCTATCTGAAACTGAACAAGACTAAGGCATGGAGCCTGGTTGCTTTCTGTTCCTGTAGATCCGAGAAACAATATATAGTTTTTGCTGTTCCTTTTTTCCCTGTTTATGCGTTCGATGAGTGGCGGCAGTTTTTCAAAATAGGTTGGGTAGCTGTTCACAAGGATAGAGCCGCAGTAGTCCCACCAGTTGATTCCGGCCTCCCTGTATTTTTCCACGTTGCGCTCGCCTCTCATAAACAGTTGTAGCTCGTTTTTTAACTTCTTCCGCGCTATGGTATGCCCCTCGAATATATCAAGAAGGTCGGCTGGGAGCAGCGTCAGCTGTTCATTCAGCAGGTAGCGGATATTCCCTTTTTTATTGCTTTGCATCTTTCCGGACGAAAGCACCTTGCCTAAGATTTGATAATACTTGTTCATGATATGAATGTTATTTATTGCGATACAAAGGTAGGGTAGGGGAGTTTGCCTTTAGTGGGAGGAAGTCCTGATTACACTGCACACAAATTGCAGTCGGTTTTAAAACGCCTGATCAGGTCATACACCTTTCGCTCACTGATGCCATATCGTAGGGAAAGCATTGCTACGATATAAGACACTTTTTCCCCATTGATCTGCAACTTGTTATATTCATTATATAGTTCTATATATTGCACATCATCGGGTCGTATGCCCATGTAATGGCATGTTTTTAAAAGCTCCCTGTTCAATTTTAGTATCTCAATTACTTTCATATCCAGTTAAATTTTGTACATTTGCAACATCTCACTTACTTTTGATTTAAAAAACGCATCCAGTGCGCGGCGAGGGCATTGCCCCCGGTCGTGCGCACTGGATGCGTTTAAGTTAAAAGTAGGTGAGATGATTTTTAACAGGCCGGGGCTTTTTTTATTCCTCCCCCCCGTGGGGAATTCACTCAATCAACCCGATACAATTCCAAGTTGAATACATCTTTCCTTTTCCATCCTTCTGCCAGTGTATGTTGGATGTGTCTGACCGCTTGAACATAGAAGTCCTTCAGTTCATCCAAATTATCAAAGGTATGGTATTCGGGTTGCTCATCCGAACCGAATTTGAATGTAACTGGAAGGGTCTCTCCGCCCGTCTGAACAGCCAAGTCGTATGCTGCCTTATAGTTGTACTGATTTTCTGTAGAAAGCCATACAGGGGCATCCTTATACACGAATCCGGACAGGATAGCTGCATCAGTCTGGCTGTTATACCAGGACATAACCAATGTGCGGATTTCTTCATCAGTGGGTTTATGGCTGAACTCCTCTTCCATGTAGGAGGCAGAGCTGCCCTCTTTCTCCTGCACATCCCAGCGGATGCGCCACTTATCTTTTGCCGGGTTCGTGCATTCCATCAGCGACACACCGGCACTTCCTTCAACTCTTCTCATGTAAACACGTATTTGGTTCTACCTTTGCCGAAGGTCTCTGTCTTGATGGTCGTTTCAAACGGAAAGCCATCCGGCATTTCTCTCACTTGTGCGAGAATATTCTTCATTTCCTCGCTGTTGGTGAAGAACTTCTTTGCCTCACCGTTCACTTCGATGGCCACAATACAGCGGTCTTCTCCCTGCTCGGTCTTGATACCTGTTTCGAAGTCCTTCACTACAATCGGTAAGTTTACCAGTTCCCGGATGCTTACCACCACGCCGGGGAATCGCTTCTTGCCGTCCTCCGGCTTGTAAGCGACATTCAAGTCTTTAAAACTTCTCATTTCTTTGCCTGTTAATTTTTTAAACAACTTATTACAGTCGGCGTGTTTCGTCATGCCGTAGAAACTGGCAATCAATTCCCGCCGTCTTTTTCTCGATTTTACCTCGTGCATCTTCCGGGCAAACTTCTGCTTGATACGTTTCCGCAATCTCACATAGTCAGGACGAATAACATAGCCAAGGAAATCAATGCCTTCTTCTACAGGGAATACCCGTTCATTCGGCTTAATTTCCAAGTCTATTTTCTCCATTTGCCCGTGAATAACATCACGAATCTTCCACAATTCCGCTTTCGTTTTACCGAGTACCAGTCCGTCATCGCAATAACGGTAGTAATAACGAACCCCGTACCTATCCTTCAGATAGTGGTCTAAAAATACAGACAGAAGCAGGTTGCCTGCTCCTTGTGAACTGCGCAGTCCAAAGCTGATACCTTCCGGCAGCAGTGTCACGAACCGCTCCAGCAGCACCAACAGCCTTTCATCCTTGAATACCCTGCGGAAACACCACATCACAAAATCCTGCCGCACATTGTCGTAGAACCTGCGGATGTCAAACTTGTAGGCATACAGCGTGCACTCCGGGTCTTTTTGCAAATCGGTACGTATGCAGTGCATCAGATCATGAGTGCCACGTCGTTTAATGCTGGCCCCGGTAGTCCGGATATAGCGTTTCTGCAGGTGACGGTCCACCACGCTCATTACGGCATATACTGCGATGCGGTCATACATGGATAAAATCTGCAGGATGCGACTTTTGCCATACTCTTTGATTTCCGTCTCATGGTATCCACCAAGTTGAAACGAACCGTTTTTAATGGCAGCAGTAAGTTTGGATATAACCTTCTCCCTACGGGCAAGCAGTTTTTCCCCTTGAGTGGACTCTTTACGATCGGTTCCACGCAGTACGGCATCGAATGCCTCCGACATATTGGAGTATTCGATGATTTCCTCTATGATATATCCTTCCCTGCGCATACGGTTCTGCTGTTGGTTTGTAAATACGGAAGATAAGGGCCTTCCTTTCCCCGGGCCTGACTTCTTCGAACTGATAACAGCCTACCAAACTCCACCCGACGCGTGATTTTTCAGCTTTCCACCCTAATGGGTGCTATTGCTGTGGCTTGCTTCCCTCGGCACCGCATTGGGGACACGTCCCCGGTGCTGTACGCCGATTAATTAGATTTCCAGACGCGAGCCGACATTCGCGTTCGCATTCGAAGCATCGTTATTCGCATTCGCATTCGATACACCGCCATTCGCGTTCGCATTGTTGTACCCGCGATAGACCACACGGACTATCGGGAAGCTCCGCCGGGTACAAAGTTACTGATTTAACAGGCAAAATGAACTAAAGCATTACACTATCCACCAAAATATGGCCGACAATATGCCGCCGATGACGGTAAGAGACCAGTCTATCCAGTCCCAAAGTCCGCCTTTCAGTTTGTCTTTGAGTTCCAGACAGGAGGCAGCGATAATGGATGCATACAGAGCCGTCCACGGATTGAGGGCGGCAAATCCTACAAGAAGACCGCCAATAAGGTGCTTATAGCGGTTGCTTTGTTTGAGAAATTCGATAATTTTGTTCATAATGAGTTGTTTTTGAAAATTGTTTTGTATATTTGCAGTGAGGAATAGCATTAGAAGTCCAGTGCCGGATTGTAGTTCCGGAAGATTGCTTCTTTTGCTATTCTTTTTTTATCTTGTTGTAAAGTTCCGGACTATCCGATATACTATGCAGCACATATTCTCCCCAATCATATTCACGGACAATCAGCAAATTTTTTTCTCCACTCACTTCCACTTCAAAAATGTGTGACTGTACGACACGTTTGATACCTTTATGGTTATCTGTTGTGCCAAGGTATGCTGCATTTGAAAACACATTGTTTATGTCCAGCAGCATTTGATTTTTGGCTTTGAAATGTTTGTGCGGTTGATTAGTCCATTCTCTAATAGAGGTACCTGTAATATTCACATCATGATGAAAATGTGTATTACGGATAATAGTTCCTTGTAATGGCTTGGCTGCTGCACGTGTTTGTTTTGCATCGGCTTTTGCTAATTCCCGAACCAGTTTGCATGCAGCGCACAATTCATTTTCCGGAACGAAGACCAGTTCCATCTTTCCGTTGTTCATATCGCAATCCTTACAGCGCTTGATGGTGTATGGGTTATAGTCGGGCATCGTCTTTTGTTCCATGCCTGCATTGAACCGGAACATACCTTTCTTGTCAAGTTCCAAAGCTGACTCTCCTCTTGCCATAGCCTCTTCATGATCCGTAGCCGGATACTTAGATTTGCGTACCTGGACTACGGAACAGCGGCAGCCCCATCCGTTAGGCGGATAGAAATCCTCCCAGAACGGGTCTGAAACCGGGAGTGTGATACCGGCCATTTCTGCATGGGTGGGACGTACCTTTGCATCCCCGGCCGTGCGGTACTGCAGATAATAGCGGTCGCCGTCCTGCATGAACCGTTCCCATTTGGCCGCCATTTCAGCCGAAGCCTGTACAAAGTTGAATTCAGCCCGTAGATAGTTTGAATTGTATGTTTCGTCGATCTTCCGGACATCATTCAAAAAGCGTTCGAACGTCTTTCTATTGCCATTCTCATCCAATAAGGAGGGAAAGGCTTCATTCAGTTCATGAAAGGTCTTCAGCCCGGAGAATACATAGTTGGAGCGCTCCAGCCGTTTGCGCATAGCCTCGGACATTTCCACCTGCCGGAATGATCCGTTCAGGACGGAAGAGTGAGTCTCTATAAAATCCTGCGCTTCTTCGGATGCCAGAATACCTATTTCAAGGCTTGCCCCTTCCTGCCGGAACAGTACCTTCATCATGCGGTCGAACTTTTCACGTACCAGGTCAACCGGTGTGCATATATCTTTCCCGGATGCATACTGCAGCAAGGCTTTTGCTATTCCTTCATTCTGTTCCGGATTATGCAGATTGGAATATGACAGCAGTTCTTTGGAGAATGTTTTCCCCCTGAGTGTTGCGCTGATCAGCTCGGCTTCAAACTCGGCCCGGTTCTCCAGGGCATATCTGGACAGTTCCTTTTCGATAAGTTCCCTGTTCACCTTTTCCATGTTCCACTGGTGCTCTACCATGCTGTAAGCTTTGGGCTCCAGCAGCGCATCGATGTGGTGACCCAGTTCATGAAGGAATGTGTTATCCTGTGCACCTGAGCGGTACTGCATTTTCTTTTCCTTGTACGATTTGTAGTCTCGTTCACGGAGTTCGTTGAAATACAGAATACCATCATCACCCTCGAACATGGGTGCCCGGTATTCTGCCCCGGAAGTTTTTCCTCCTTTCTTTTTAAGCAGTCTGGGAAGCTTGATGCCATGTTCCAAGATAATACGGGCTGCATCTTCCGCATCTTTTCTGGCTTCTTTGTTCTTGATTATTGAAGCCCATTCCTTGGCCATTTTTTCGATGTCCTCCGTTTTTCCCGCCTGCAGAATGGGCTTCCTGTTTTCCAACAACCGGGAATATCGCTGGTGCAGCCCCGAATAATCATCGGGGCTCAGTCGAAAAAACGGGACAGTGTTTCAGCCGGTTTGCCGTCTTTCTTTTTTTTCGGATCTGTCGGGTCCGGCTCTTCCTTCGGTTCCTTCTCCTCGCACGGGATGCCGTATTTTTCCTCAAAGTACTGAGGCTTTACCTTGTAGTGCTGCAGTACCATTTCCTCGTAAGCTTTCTGCTGTTCGGGCGTGTAGTCAATGGAGTAGTCCCAATCGAAGCGCAGCCCTTTGACAGGGAACCCGTGGCGCACCATGCGCGGAATGAGTTGGTTGTTCACTATATCCCGAAGCATATCACAGTCGCTTTCCACAAGGTTCTGGAACACTTCAAGGTGCGTTTCAGACTGTGACAGGCTGGAGCCGTCTTCAATGGTCATCGTCTGCCCGATGATAAGCTTTGACAGTTCGGAGTTGGCCCGATCGATGCGCTTGTCATAGACATTGAATGCATCTCCCTTGCCGCTTTCCACAAATTCGATTTCGGTTTCCATTCCTGCCACCATGGAGAGGGCGGTTCCGGCTTCACGCAGCATCTTGTCGAGACGGTCAATCTCTTTCTGATCGCGCGAAGTGGTACGTGCTATACGCATGGGCATCCCGAATATTTCCCCGAAGGTGTCCCAGAAAGCCAGCATATTCTTTTTGGGGATAGTCTGTGAAGCTGCCTTGAGATACAGCCCGAGGTCGTCAGGTCTGCCGGCCTCAATGAGCCAGTCAGAAAAAGGAGGCTGGCGGTAGTCTATACCTGTAGTCCAGTCCTGCCCGAGGTCGGTAATGACACGTCCGTACTCAGGAATGACATGCTTGCGCGGAATAAGCTTCACATCCGAATAACAGATGCAGCCGTCACCGTCAGTGCAAAGGTCGCCCAATTCGATGAGCGAGTGCCCCCAGTAGATTGAATCAAGGGCATAGCGCATGAGCTGCTTGAACCAGGACTGGTCAAAGAAATGAACCGCTTCCTCGTTCTCATCCCCTTTCATATCCACGATTTTGAAAGAGCGTGCCATGACAAAACCTCTGCGCTGCTCCACACACCCGGAGAGGTGAAGGTCTATTTCCGCGTCCCGGTAGATGTCGTACAAGCGCTGGCGGCTGGGGCTGTCCACATTGATAGCATACTGCCAGGCATCGCGCCAGTTCTTGATGTCCTTCCGGGTGAGTGCATCGGTGGTGCGTTGCAGGTCGATGACCATTTTCTGCACCCGCTTGATGTCTTTCCCCTTGGCCAGATTAAAATTGCCGTATGGCGTTTGCAGTACGTTTTTCGGTTTATTGGAAAACATACCGCTGAAAAAGTCTTTAATATCCATAGTCCTACCAGTTATGATGAAGCTGCTTCTGACAGCTGTAAACAAATGAATTTCCGGACGGAAGCCCATCTTCTCCGACAGCCAAGGGCAAATCAGGGACAATTTTTCCGGCCTGTACGCCTTCAAGCCACTTGATGGCCCGTTCATATCGTTCCTTGCGTATCTCGCTTCCCATCTTTTGCGGCATGGCTGCACTCATGTGGTAAAGTGAAATGTCGCAGGTGTACATGACAATGAGCCGGTTCCGATGTTCATCCTGTGCAGAGAAAATGGCCGTACAGTCGTATTTCGGCCGTAGATAACCGGCAATTTCTTCCCGGGCTTCCGCTTCTGCATTGGTACGGTTTTCCGGGCTTACCTGCGAAATAACCTTCAGTGCGTTGTCGCCGATGACAACTTTGTAATCTTCTTCTGTAATGAACATGACCTTATTATTTAGTGATGAACAATGCCATTTTTTCTATATCCCGGATAGTGGTTCCCTTGCGGAAACGGTGGCGGTGAATCAGTTCGCAGATATTCCTTTTTGGGACAACTTTCAGTTTGCCGCCCATATACAGGACGTAGTACTTTCTTCCGTATAGCTTGGCATACTTGCAAGCACGGGCAACGGCACGTTTATAGCGCCATGCAAAAATCATTCTTTTAATCAGCTGTATCATGTTACCATATATTTTTGGCGGTCGGCCTTTTGCCGAACACCGGTTGAAAACTCTCCTGTCTTGAATTGCGCTGCAGCATCCAGATGGCTCCCTCG